AATCCGCCGATATGGTTCATTCCGGATTTTATCCCATGAGTCCGGTTTTGGCGATTTTGGCGCCCCCCAGAGTTTCCCTAAAGCGAGCCTAAGGGGCGAAATTCGCCGCTAGTCGAAACCAGACTCGGAGACAAAAAAATCCCCTAGAGCCGAAACCCTAGGGGATTAGATTTAGATCAATTCTTGCGAACCGTCAGGCGATTTAATCCATCGCGCCAACGTTTCTTCTCCGTGACAATAGGCAATGAGCCGCCGAACCGGCTCGCCGCTAACGCCTCCAATTCCGATGCCGATATTGATGCAATCCAAGTCTTGCATTGTCTTGCATTGGCGACAGGCGCGAAAGATATACTTTGATTTGCCGAGGCCAAACCAACGGATCAAATCATTGATTGCGCGGCGACCAGAATTGTCGCCACGATAGCTAATTTCCGTATGCATCTTCGCAACTCCTAAAAATAGGGGCGGAATTTCTCCCGCCCCTAAAAGTGTTACTTGAGGTTAATCTTGACGCTCTTCGCGAGCTTCGCCTTCGTTTCGCGAGCCGCCGCAAGAGCGGCAATCTTTTCCGCGACGATCGGCGCGAGAACCTTCTCGTTATCCGCGAAATTCGCGTCAAGCTTAGCGTTCTGTTCATCGTCCGAAAGACCTTCGAAGGCCTTCCATTCCGGCGACTTCCCGCCGAGTTGCGCCTTCATCGCGGCCTTCATAACCGACCGCTGAACGCGCGTTTCTTCCGAGACGCCTGCGCCGGCATTGCGGCGAGTCCATTCGCCGGCGAGGAGACTGTCGATGGCCTTGCTCATGAGCGTGGCCGTGACTTCCTCAACCGATGAATTGTTCTCGTCCGCAATGGCCTTTGCATTGGAGGCCGCGTCCGCGACCTTCTGCGTCAACCCGTGCTCGAACAGATTGCCCGCAATTTCCGCCGATAACTTCGTAACGTCGATAGTGCAATCGACGCCGCGCGAGGTCACAACGAAAGACTCGGGCACAGTGATAGTAATAGTGTGCATGGTACAACTCCAACATTGCCGTCAAAGAGCCGCATGGGGTGGGCAACATCACGTCCCATACGGGGTGCGACTCGGTGAGCCGCTAGGCCATACATAGGCCATACCATGCCCTCGTGCCCGTTCATAATTGTATCAAATTGTATCAACGAGGGGCCAGGATTTTGGGCAAATAAAAAGGGGGCCGAAGCCCCCTATTGATCGGCGCGAGCGCCAGTCTATTCGATTATGCAATCCGTAATGAAACTCGGAATCCCAATAATGGCGAGCCAGATTGTAGTATAGAGCACTAAATGTTCCTTCCCTATACAATCGGCTTGCGCGACTAATACAAACCCTAGGTGCTCTAGGCGCATGGTCCAACGTCCTATCTTCCGCAATTTGCACATGGTCGCAACTCCCATCGCCGACTAGGCCAATCCGAGTCGGTACCACAATCCTAGGCCAGAGATAGGGGTTGCGTCAATCCCCCCAAAACTTGCCAATCATTGCACGCAATGGGCCAGGATTGGAACGAAAGGGAAGCCTGGCTTGCTCGATCTTGCGCCCGTGCAAGACTCGTCCCGACATATAATGTCCCTCGACTCGGCCGGAAGTTTCCATTTGTTGCTGATCGTGGGAGGGCCTTTTCGCCGAGGGTGGGGGGCCGGAGGCACACAACCCACCTCGCAAATTCTGTGGCCTAAACGAGGTATGGCTCACAGCCACATGCGCCTCGCGCTCACGCGAGAAAGGTTATAGACAGGGGGGCGAGCCAGCTCCGGGCCATATTGCGCGGGCGCGGGTTCTGGTGTATGATTGGGGTATGACGGATCTGGACCCGGCCCCGTTTAGGGTAAAAGGACGCGCAGCGGTTCCGCTGGTGGCAAGCGTTGTGAGGTCGATTGGCGAGGCAGACTTGTCGGCGCTGACGGTGGAAAAGGGGTCGAAGGCGCCGGCGCTCAAGCGGCTTGCGGAGCGGCATCATGCGTTGGCGCGCTGCCTCGCGTCGGGGATGAGTCAAGGGGACGCGGCGGTGACTTGTGGGTATTCGTCCTCGAGGGTGAGTATCCTCCTCGACGATCCGACATTTCAAAATCTGCTCGCCTTCTATCGTGAGGATACCCAGCGCGCGTACCTCGATCTCCACCAGCGGTTGGCTGGGATTGCCAGCGACGCGGCGGAATTGCTCTCGGATCAACTTGAGAAGGATCTCGAGGCCGAGGTGGGAGAGCGCAAGGTGTCTATAGGACAACTTGTCGAAATAGTCAAGACCGGCGCTGACAGGACCGGGCACGGTCCTCAGTCAACCCAACTGAACGTGAATGTCGGCATTGCAGCTCGGCTGGAGGCCGCACGCAAGCGGGTAGCGGCTCGCGATAAGATGATAGAAGGTGAGTGTGAGGATGTATGAGCGGCTGCTACTCGCGGCCATGTTGTGTGTCATCCTCGTCTGCATTTTAGCAATTCTTGTGGTCTAGTCAGGGGTCGCAAAATGACGGATGCAGCGAATGCTGAACAAATACGGATTATGGCTGATGCTGTTGCTCGGGCAGCGGTCATGCAATTCGCGAGGGAGCATCCGGAATTTAACAAGAATAGGCTGCCGCCGACTTTTAAGTGGCTAGCGGGTATAGGGGCAGCGATAGTAGGAGCCGCGATCATCGGCTACTTTAATTGGCTGACGAACACAGTGGGGTCGATGGAGGTCACTCTAGCAAGGATGGACGAGAGGCAAACCAGTCAAGTCACCATGACAGACGGTCGCTACGACGACCTTGACAAGCGTGTGTCGAGGTTGGAGGGCCATGTTGCCGTTCATTAAGGAGAAGCATATGAGTATCTCTGGCCTCTTTCTCGTCGTCGCCTTGGTCTTGTTTATCTTGGCCGCGGTGAATGTGCCTTCGTCAAAGATTAATCTTGTTGCCCTCGGGCTCGCTTTCTGTGTCGCGGCGGCGCTAGCAGGCTCTGTATGAATTTAATTGAGGAACTTGCATCGTTTAGCCCGGACCCTTATGGGTTCGTGCTCTTCGCCTTTCCGTGGGGCGAACCGGGAGAGCTCGAGAACCAGCTTGGGCCGATGGTCTGGCAGCGAGAAGTCCTCGAAGATCTAGGCGCCGGCCTCATTACGATTGAAGAGGCAATTCAGATCGCCAGGACCAGCGGCCATGGTATCGGTAAGTCCGCGCTTGTCTCTTGGATTATCCTTTGGGCTATCTCCACTTATGAAGATACCAAAGGGGTGGTGACGGCGAATACCGAGAACCAACTTAAGACAAAGACGTGGGCCGAGGTCTCGAAGTGGTATCGCCTGTTCGTGGGCCGGGAACTGTTTAAAATGACAGCCACCGCTCTTTTCTCTGTCGATCCAGACCATGAGCGCACTTGGCGCATTGATATGGTACCTTGGAGTGAGCGCAACACCGAGGCGTTCGCGGGACTTCACAACCAAGGGAAGCGTATCCTTGTCGTGTTCGACGAGGGCTCCGCTATTCCAGATGTGATTTGGGAGGTCACAGAGGGTGCGCTTACCGACCGCGACACACAGATTATCTGGATGGTGTTTGGCAACCCGACACGGAACAAGGGCCGCTTCCGCGATTGCTTCGAGGGAGGCCGCTTCGCCCATCGCTGGAATTTCGGGCATATCGACTCTCGCTCCGTCCCGATCTCAAACAAGACTCAGATCGAACGGTGGATTTCCGACTACGGCGAGGACTCCGACTTTGTCCGAGTCCGTGTCCGTGGTATCTTCCCCCGAGTGGACGCGGAGTCCTTTATATCTCATACCTCCGCGACGCTCGCAGTCGAGCGAGACATTATGCCGCAAGGCGGAGCGGTTGTTCTCGGTGTGGACGTTGGCCGCTTTGGCGACGATCCCTCAATTATCTATCCTCGCTGTGGCCGGGACGCGCAAAGCCGGCTTGTCGAAATCTATTATGGAGACGACACCATGACGCTCGCGGGAAAGGTTGCTGCTGCCTTTCTGCGACACAGAGCCACGATCTGCATGGTGGACGAAGGAGGGGTCGGAGGCGGTGTCGTGGATCGCCTCCGACAGCTCCGCATCCCTGTAATCGGTGTGGACTTCGGGTCGAAGCCGGATGGCTTTGCTGCGGATGGAGTGAAGTACGCGAACAAGCGGGCGGAGATTTGGGGTGCTCTTCGGGAGTGGCTCGAGACGGGCTCTATCCCAAACATCCTTACAGGGGAAAATATCACCCTCGTCGATGAGCTTACCGCTCCGACCTACACCATGACGAAGGCCGAGGCAATCCAGCTAGAAAGCAAGAAGGAGATGCGCGCGCGTGGTGTCCCTTCTCCAAACGTGGCGGACGCCCTCGCTTGCACCTTTGCCTACCCCTCGTTCGAGTATCAAACCCTTTCCCCCAGTGGCGTGCAGCAGGTGGAAGCCCCCACCGTTGCGCCAGACTACAATCCTTTTGAACATATTTACGAAGGGAACTGAAGATGGGCTTGTTCAAATCACCGAAGGTGCCGACTCCTCCGCCACCGCCCAATCCACAGATCACTCCATACGATGCAACGCCAGCGCCGGATAATGTTGGCCTTGCTCCTATGGCCGGCTCGCTTATCTCTACCGGCGCGCGGGGCCTCACTCGGCGAGCGTCCACTCAGCGCCGCTCGTTGATCGGAGGCTAATGTGATAATCTCGCTCGACGAGCGCCGGCGACTTAACGGAGTGATCGCGGAGCTCCGCTCCGATCGCCTTCCGTTCTGGAACCTTTGGCGAGAGCTGGCCAACTATTTCTTGCCAAAGCGCTACGTCTGGCTTCAGTCGAGCAGAGAAGCTCGCATCCGCAACGCGAAGAACCCTTTTATCCTCGACGCCACCGGCACAAGCGCCGCTCGAGTGCTTGCCAGCGGCATGATGAACGGGATCACCTCGCCCTCCCGTCCGTGGTTCAAGTTGCGTGTAGCTGGTTTCGACCACGACGATGATGAGGTAGCGATTTGGTGTGATGAAGTCACTCGCCGAATGCTCTACGTCATGAGCGAGTCAAACTGCTACAACGCGATCGCGGTCCTCTATCTTGATCTAGTGGTATTTGGCTCAGCCGCAACTCTGATCTACGAGGACGACGAGAACATCATCCACTGCTACAACCCGGCCCTCGGAGAGTTCTACCTTGGCCAGTCCCATCGCCTTACCGTGGACACGTTCGCTCGCGAGTTCAAGCAATCGGTGAAGCAGCTGGTGACAAACTTTGGTGAGGAGAATGTTTCGCCTCAGGTACTCGCCAAGTGGAAAGAGGGCGGAGCACGTGCTCTTCACACCTACGACGTAACCCACTTGATCGAACCAAATATCGACGGGAAGAGTTCTGTCCCCAAGAAGTTCCTCTACCGCGAGACTTATTGGGAAAGCGGGTGCTCCGAGTACGTCCTCGCACAGCGTGGTTTTAACGAGCTCCCCGGCATCTTCCCTCGCTGGGAGACCACCGCGAATGATGCGTATGGAACCTCGCCGGCGATGGATGCGCTTCCGGATGTGATCCAGCTGCAACTCGAAACCAAGCGCAAGGCGCAGGGCATCGACAAGATGGTAAACCCGCCAATTGTTGCGGATATTCAACTTCAGCATCGCCCGACCGCTCTAATGCCTGGAGGCATCACCTACGTCGCGGGTCAGAACAACTCTGGTGCGAAGCCACTCTATCAAATCACACCTCCATTACAAGAAATGACTGCGGATATCACTCAGATCCAAATTCGCATCAGGGACTTCTTCTACAACAACTTGTTCCAGATGATTTCGCAACTCGAGACAGTGCGTAGCGCTGCTGAGATCGACGCCCGCCGAGAGGAGAAGTTAATCCTTCTTGGCTCGGTCTTGGAGAAGTTTGAGAACGAGGCCCTCGACCCAGCGATCAAGCGGATCTTCTCGATCATGCAAAGGCGAAACCTGCTCCCGCCGTTCCCGCAAGGTCTTTCTGGCTCGCTTGAAATCCAGTACGTCTCGATCCTCTCGACCGCGCAGAGTGCTGTGGGCGTGGCCCCGGTCGAGCGTTGGCTTCAGCTTATTGGTGGCCTGACTCCTGTGGCGCCACAGGTGGCGAACATTCCTGATTGGGAAGAGCTCGTCAGAAATTATGGCATCGACATTGGCGTACAGCCGAGGGATATGCGTTCCCGTGAAGATGTTGCTGCGCTCACCGAGGCCCAGCAGCAAGCCGCCGCGGAGCAGCAAGCTGGTGTTCAAGGTTCTGCGTTGGTGGAGGGAGCGAAAACCCTGAGCGAAACCGACGTGGGTGGTGGAGGGAATGCACTTCAACAACTGCTAGCGGCAGGAGGTCAGTGAGGCATTAATATGGCTCCTTTACATTCTCGCCCGCATGTGATATGAGGCTAGTGTGAACGAACAAACACTCAAGAGACTTTGGCAGCGGCAAGACGAAGAAAAGATATCCGCCGCGCTGGACGCTCTGCTCCAGCATGAGCATGGACGGAAATTTCTATGGTGGCTTCTCGAGATTTGCGGTATTGGGATGAACCCCTTTGCGCGCAACGCGCTCGACACAGCGTTCAACTGTGGGGAAGTTAACATAGGTCAAAAGGTTTTAGCCC